GTCAACATTATTTTTTACAATCATTCAGAGGCGTTGGAAAATCTTGTAAAAGCTCAAAAAGAACTCATTGAATTTCTAAAAGCCAAAGTCAAGCGATTGGAAAATAAATTGAAGCAATAAACAATAAGAATAGCGGTTCAACTCAATGAACCGCTATTCTTTTGATAATAACTGATTGAGCTTTTCTAATTTATCATTGACGCCATCGAATGATTTCTCCAATCTTTCTGCTAAATTATTGATGGCTAATTCGTTCTTTTTGTTATTGAGTTGAGTTTCCATATTGTTTTGGATCACGTTGGTCAAAGCCGCCTCAATTTTATTCAACGTCTCTATGCTTTTCAGTTGAATGTCTGACAACCTATCTTCCTTTGTTTTCAAATCGGTTTTTAATGATTTAATCGTCTCTCTATAGTCCTTTCGCATAAAATAAATCAAAATGACCAGACAAACGATAATAAAGGGTTGAGAGGCAATCAGCCTGTCAAATATTTCTAATTCCATAATGTGTGATTTTTTGTGTTTGATATGTTTGGTAGATGCAAGATGCAGGAAATGAAAATAAATGGATAGGAATTAATTTGATTTAATCCTCGTAATCGCCTGCTCCATATCCGATGCCGTACATTCCACCCACCAGCAAATAACTAAATCGCTGTGTGATGTAGTTGTCTAAGCAGTCCGAGAGGTGTGGGGCCTGTTCTTGCGGAAACGTGGGGTCTTTTTCTTTTGATTTGTTTTTCGTAAAGTCTGGGTTGATGTCCGTGATTTGTAATACAATAATAAAATTTTTACAGTTGTTTTCATTGATTCTTATTTTAGGTAGATTGATATTGTCTTCATCAAAGATGTCAGCGATGAGGTTGAACCGCTCGATATGGTTTTTCGCTGGTGATGCAGTGGCTTTGATGATACAATGCCAACCCTCTGATTTAAAATATTCTAAAATGCGTTGGAAATGACTTGGGCCATCCGCTTGACGGTCATGACCTCGAGGTTCACCATAGATGTTGACGATTTTGGTAGGATGGTCTTTGTAATGCTCACAGAATGCTTTGACTAGTTCTTTTATCTTTTGGTCATCCTTGACAAAAAACTCTCTGAGTATCTTGATCTTTTGGCTATCACTTGTTTGAATGGCCAGTCCACATTGAAACTTACCTGAAAAGTCCAAACTAAAATCAATAGATTGATTGGGGTTCACATCCTTTTCGCCTGTGACCACCATATCATCGTAATAATAGCCACCTGTATAGCAATGCTTTTCATCATTGAACCGATGATAAAATCCGTCTGGCAATTGGATAATTCTTTTGTTCTGAATTTCAATGGCAAATTCGAGCGGTGTCATTTCTGCTTTTCGCAATTCGAACCATTCCTTGCCCAATAGCGCCATATTTTCATAAGCCGATGTTTCTAGGTAATTAAATTTAGTTGGATGCTGTCTTGCTTTGGTTTCATAATCCAATATCCAGTACCCCGATGGTTTCCAAGGCATAGAGGTGAAAAAGCGGTGCATTTCAAACATAGGCTTTTTGCCATACTTGATACGCCAACCTCGCACAGCAGGCAATACAACGGTTCTGAATGTCTGTTGCTTAATCATTGCCGCTTCATCTATATGACCACCAATATAGCCACCACCACGGTTCAAATCGGGTCTATCACCGCTCAAAAACTCAATGATATGACCATTGAAAAAGGTCATGCAGTGCATCCACTTTTCGGGCTTTTTGTAAGAACGTTGGAAATTGGAAGGGGGTTTTTTGCCTACGACGTAGTGAATATCATGATGAAGATTTAACAGCCTCAGAGCTTCTTTGACTTCTGGCAATGTTTTGGTCAATAGCTGCGAATAGGTGGCAGCCATCATGTAAGACTTTGCGCCTGGGAACGTTTGCACCATTTCATATATGGACAATCCACAAGCAAAAGACTTACCTACGCCACGACCACCAACAAAAGCCGAAATTCCAAGTGGTTGTTTCCATCTCAAAAATTTTCGTTGGGCGGCATTGGCATATACTTTTTTTGACATACTCCAGTATTTAGTGTAAGTAAGTGGGCGACTATTCTTCGTATAAATCGGGCATAAATACACCGCCATCACCAAAATTCAAATCTTGATATTGGTGTTCGGTGTGGAAATTGGTGTATAAATTGGAATTTTTAAAGAGGGTGAAACTATCTACATTCGTTTGTAGAAAGATTTGCAGTTCGTTGATTGCCTGCTGAGTATCATCATTCAACTGTTCTTTCAAGTCAGTGATTGCGCTATCGTGGCGAACTTCCTTGGTGTTCATGCCTTCCATGCTCGATACCATAAAGGCATTGCCATTGTCCAATAAAATAGACAAACGAGGTAAGGCATTCATCAAAGCAGCATTGGCGATGACTTCTTGTGATTTCTCCAATAGTTCTGTTTCCAAGTCACTTAGATTGTCCGCTTTGCGCTTGGTATGTAAATCATCCAATTGCGCTCGACTGATTTCATTGACTAGGTATTGCCTTTCAGCTTTGCGGATGAATGGCAATAGCTTAATGAATGTTCGATAGCTATCATTCAAATCCACATACTTTTGAAAATCGTCTAAAGTCGTAATCAAAGTATTTTGGAACAAATGGCTATTGGCGGTATATAGACTGAAATCAGAAAGGTTATCATTGATGTATTGGATAGCACGGTCGAGCATTTGATCCGCCTTTTTCATGGCTTTCCAATAGTGGTGCTTATATCGCCATGCATCCACCGAAACGGATGTGCCTTGCGTGTCTGACTGTTGAACTATTCCCATATTGGCGATGGTCAAATTCAAATGCGGTGAAGCCATCCACACGGCATAATGCGCCGTGGCATCATTGATGAGTTTTACCAGTTCGGTTTCCTCATCGCTCAACGTATCGGCTTCAAATTTGGTCTTGAGGTCGTTGACTAGCTGTTGTGTCAGGTATGGTGTCAAATACAAGTAACTCGCTTGATTGATAGCCGTTTCAATCGGTTTCCAAGCGGTTTGAGCGTTGATGTACGGATAGTGATTTTCAAAATCCGTATCAGCTATTTTACTTGCATTTTCATTTATTGTGAAAAACATAGTTTTTTAGATTTTACTTTTGTTCTTTACCCGATTTATTTTTGTCAGTAGTCACTATCAATTCATCCAGACTGCCCATGCGTACATCTCTATCAATCAATCCATTTCGTCTGAGTGCATACACCCAAGGCGCATACATGATGCGACGCTGTTCAGGTGTCTTGGAGGATAGATAAAAGGCTAGTGCATTTCTGATATCACTTCCACTACTCAACTTACCTGATGTACTGATGCCTGAAAGCGACGGCAAAATACCAGCCGCTGAAATCACCGCTTCATTCGACTTATCAAATAATTTTAATAAGGCTTCATCTTTCAAATCCGTTTGTATTGGATTGATTTTGATACCTGGAAGGGCAACGCCTTTCATTTTGTCGATAGAGTAGGTGGAATGAACGGCACGTCCTGCATTATTTGTGCCTTTCAGTGTATCATTGAAATCTTTAAGGAATTTCAACTTTCTAGCCTTTGCATCGTCAAGGGCTTTTGTTCTATCTTCATCGGTCATGGATGCTAATAGTTGTCCCGGTTTGAGCTTGAGAAAATACCCTCTAGGAAATTCAATATGATAGCGAATGGTATAACCATTTTTGAGATTGGATAAGTGGAATAATGGAATGATGTTGGCGAGCTTAATCCAAGACTTTGAACCATACCAACTAGGCATAAAGTAATAAGGCCCGCCTAAAAAATCATCTGCCCAACGTCCGATGTATTTATCTTGAGAGATTCTTTTGTTCATATTCTGAACCGTGGTGATTGGGTTTTTATTGGTTTTCGTCCAATCATCACATAAGAACCAATTCAATATTTGTCCTGCCCGCTGCTTCTCAGCTCTGATGGTAGTAGCGGTGATGTATTTCATACTCGCTATACCATTGGAGTTGTCCACAAACTCTATGGTATTTTGAGCATTTAGAATGATGTCTTTGGCTTGAAAACGAATGCTTTTGCCAAATTCGTTTTCTTCCAGAAAGTCCATTACCGCATTAGACATCGGTACATATTCTTTTTTGATTTCACCGTCTTCAAAGCGTTGTCTGTACAATACCGCTTCTTGTCCAATCAATAAATTGCGCTTTGCTAATAGCAATTCTGGCATGATGTTATTGGGCATGACCAATGCTTCACGCTCAGCAGGAAGGTTGTTTTTTGGCCCCCATTCAGCAATTTTGGTTTGATTGTACGATTTGAATTGGACGTTGCTTTCAGAACCAGGAGGACCGGCATTAAAATTGACCACTGCACCAGCTTCTAGTACATAGCTGCCCGTTTCGTTGTCCACTTCCCATACGCCGTCGGCTACTTCTTTTAAATCTGTAATGTTGAGCTTTTTGTCCATCAATGGCGAATTTTTAAATCATTATAGAATAAAAGATTAGCAATACACGGCGTAATTGGTCGTTTTTCTCGGAGACAATAGAGCGGTATCGTTCCAGCTTCTTTATGGTTGTGCCCTGCTCCATGTTGGAGCTTCATCACACGGTTGACCTTTTTGCGAAAGCCTTTGTATTTTCCAGTCGCTCGAATGAACTCTATTGAAAATATATGTGGCTTGCCATCATCTCTGATGCGCTCCATGTCGTTGAGTACATATTGTAATGCTACTGATTGCATACTCCAAAAATAGAAGGGTAGGAAGGGAGTTGAAAGGAATTGTTTTTTAGTGTATCTTTAGCGTAAATTAAAAAAAGTTTCATGGGTAATGGCAATCAAGAAATAGAACGGAAAAAACAATTATGGTATCAGCAGATTATGAAAACAGAGGTAAAACAAATTGATTTAGCTGATTTTTGGAAAGAATTACTTGTTAATTTTGAGCCAAATTTTAATCTTTATTTGATTGGGCATAGATATGGTGAAATACCTGAAATCTTAACTGGTGGGGAAAAGTTTACGCCTTTGGTGTCTTCTAAGAGGTTGGATAGTGGACAATATGAATTGCAAGCTGATAGACGTCGAGTGTTAAATTTTGCTTATCATCATAAAGACGATGTGATTTTTAATGATATTGAACAGCAAGTCTATTCTATGCAATATCATTGGTTGTTTGGTATGAAGAATATCCAACCGAGTAAATATGAAATGTTGAAGTTTTTGAAAACAGAAGTTTTTGGAGCTTTGAGAACCATTTTTGATAAAAGTAGTTTTGAGCTTCAATTGTTGGGGTTAAATACTTGGACTTTGGAAGTTTTTGATTTAAAAAAGGAAGAATGAAAGCATCGAATAAAAATAATATGCTCAAGATAAAAACCGCCTGTTAGTCTTCACTAGCAGGCGGTTTTTTTATTATTCGTATTGCGCTAATCGCTCTTTGAGTAGTTCCAAATGTTCTTGTAAAGCTTGAATGGTCATTTGTTGCGCTTGTATAATCACCTCATTGTCTGGTAATACATACATATTAATTTTAACTTTCTTTTTGCCTACTTTGGTTTTGAAGGCTTGAATTTTTTTGAATCGTTCGTTTCGCATAATAATTAAGATTTTAAAAATGAAAGGTTGCCCATGATGTGCGAAACAAACGAAGACAGCCGCAAGGACTAAATTGAAATGTTCAGGGCATTGCCCTCATCACTGCTACTAGGCAACCCAAAATATTATCAATGATGTTATTTCGTCGGAAATGCCTCGCTAGGTAGAATACTGTCTTATTT